GCGTTATTTGCCCGAGGAAACAAGCTCAAGGGAAACAAAACCAATGGTGGGGGAATCTAGTACCGACCCAGGACCATTCAAATCCGCAAGAAGTCTAGGCGTGCCGGCATTAGGGGGTATAAACCTCGACGAAACTCCGGATTTTAGGGGAACGAACGCAGTGGACATGATCAAGGGGCTAGGGACACTGCGTGCTGGACTCCGACCTTACGTGGGGTGAAAATAGTTTATACTGAATCGCCGGTAATCTGATGATAACCAGGCCCGTAGGAGGGCAGGTGGAGTAATGACCACTTACGTGACGGAATTTACGACGATACATGGGACGCTCTAAAACAAGTCCACGCTAGAGCTATCAGCCTGTGAGACGAATTGCATCAGTCATAGCGTTGACAACCGAAAGATCAATAGGGATGCATACACGGACACCCCGCACGGCTGAGCAAATCGCTAGCCAGTGGGCCAGCGTTTGTGTCGTGGAGTAAGGGTAACAATCATAAAATGTTGCCATATTCCATTTCAACAAATGCAAGACGCACCAAGCGCGAGAAGAGGAAACCATCAGAACATACCTTGACTGATGAGCTATTCGGATCAAACTGCGTAACGACGACGCATGCCCTCCAACCAGGAGATCTTACTTTAGACCATGGGGAGGAAACTAGCGTCCCCGCTTTAAGCGGCCATCCTCTGACTATCTCCACAGAGGACGAGAATACGACGGTGTTTTACGACGCACACCAACATCCAGCGTCAAGCTCCCTCGATAGACGAGAGGTCGAGCACGTCACCTCTGGTGACACAGGGAGAGCCACTACCTCCTTAGCCCCATCGTGGGTGTCAGTGTCGACTGACCCCATCGATCCATCCGGAGTCACACCGGTTACCACCAACGTCTCATTGGGTGAGGACAACACAGTTCCAGAGAGTGTTCTCCTAGGCTCGGACTTAGACGTACCGATGCTCCAAGACCAACCCATCGAAGAAGATTGTGACTCTTCTTCAAGCTCACAACCTATTGAATCCATGAACACCACGGTGACCTCAAGAACTTCGATGACCTTTAGACCAAGCAAAAGAGATCGTCTGTACAAGTTATTGAGTGATGTTGGAAACGACAAGTCAGAAAATCTGATCATCAGATATGCTAGCAAATGTTTAGCTTACCTGGTGTGTAAGAAATTTAAGACTGAGAACGCGCAAGTGATCTCTGATGTCGTTGAAGGTACATGTATTACAACCGAACTAAGACCCAGCCGTAGCGTGCGCAAACAGCTCAAGAGTTTTGGTATTGCTCCAAAACCCATCAAGCTAGACGGAAATTGCCACGAGATGGTACACGTTCTGAAGTTGAAGTTCGGTGTGCTAAGAAGGACCCCCGAGAACGAGAAAATTGTTCACGCTTATGCTTCCTCTCAAATCAGAGCTATGAGGAGAGAGAGGAAGCTTACAGGTCAGAATATGGCGGCAGCCACACTGGCCTGGGAAGCAACGCAATTATACTTTGTGCCAACGTACCACGAGTTGGCTTTCGGATCTGAAATGCACAATCCGCTAGTCTCTGATCTTATCAATGAGAGATCTAGGCGGGCCCCTTCCCAGGCATCTTAATGCCGCTTAGCGCAACACTTTGGCGTGTCGACGAGTAGTGATAAAAAGATTAGCTTCCGACGCGGTGAGATGATCAAAGTGTTACCTAGGCAGGGAAGGTTGAAGAAGGATAGGGCGTACTACCGCGCGGATGGTAGTAGGGGCCCAGACTGGGCTATACCAAACTCAGATTTAAATACGGCTTTACATGCTATCAAGGAGCGCGTCTACTTGGTTAAGACAGACTCTGGTTACCTAAGACCACCTGCATGTACAGCAGACGTTACCACTCGTTGTTCTGCTTTCTTGAACGACATGCGTTCCTCCCGTCTCAGACACGGGAGAGTTTCACCAGTAACCCCAGAAGAATTTCTGGATGAGTACAGTGGCATAAAGCGCAAGCGTTACGAGAGAGCTCAAGTGAACCTGGAAGATCGAGGATTCAGAAAGAGTGATGCGACTGTGAAGCTATTCGTGAAGGACGAATACCTCAAGCCGGGTGGTGCACCTAGAGCGATCCAACCTAGGTCACCCGAATTTAACATCTGTATAGGGCGGTATATAAAGCAACTGGAGCATCCAATTTATGACGCGATAAATTGGTCGTTCTCCAGGAAGCGAAGACATAAGCATACTACGGTAGCGAAAGGCATGAACCAAGAGCAGAGAGGAGCGGAAATCGCGAGCATGTGGGATTCATTCAAACATCCTGTGGCATTATCATTTGATGCTGCAAGATGGGATCAACACATCTGTGAGAAGAAACTGCGAGTGGAACACAGCATTTACCTCGATTGGTGTCAGAGAGGAAATGTCACTGGTTTGCCGGCGCTAGACGAACTATTAAAACACCAACTTACCAACAGAGGAGAATATAGAGGTAAGGACGGTACTATAAAGTACAAGGTGAAAGGATGCCGAATGTCTGGAGATATGAACACAAGCATGGGAAATGTCATCATAATGTGTATGTTGATGAGAACTTTCTTCCAAGAACTACGGATACCCCAGGTGGAACTATTAAATGATGGGGATGATTGTGTCATAATCACCGAAAAGAAATTTGTTAAGAAAATTTTGAAATCTTACCAGAAATGGTTCTATGACTTCGGAGTAACCATGAAATTGGACGGAATTGGTTACTCTATGGAGGAGATAGATTTCTGCCAGTGCAGACCTGTTTGTGTCGACAACAAATGGGTGATGGTGCCAAGACCGACTAAACGTCTATATTCGGATCTTATCACCTCTAAGAACGTAACAACGCACACGGGATTTTCTAAACAAATGGGAGCTATAGCAGGATGTGGACTAGCAGGGTGCTCAGGTGTCCCGATATACCAAGAGTTCTATACTTGGATGTCGAAGGAAAACCGAGCCTGGATACCCGACGAAAACAGCTACTACTATAAGTATCGTGACGAATTGGTGAGAGGATTAGCGATTAGGCGGAAAGAGATTAGTTTGAAGACACGGATCTCGTTTATGTTAGCGCATGGAACGACCCCGTCCGAACAAATCCTACTCGAGAACTACTACCGAGACAAACCGCCACTAATCTACTCACCCCCCGAGAACATAACTAGTAGGTGTCTAGATCCACCTCAGACTATATGCCATCCCGAGCAGCTTCCTCAAACATAATGACCCAGCGAAATACGTAGACGTTGAATGGTACGCCTGAAAGCGCAAATGGTTGTGTACAACCCGATGTTATTGATTACGGCGACCAACATGAAGAGCCGGAAAGCATGTTGGACGAACGCTTAACATGTAGAAACAAGGGAGTGCTGTTTAGCACAGGTTGAGACTGAAAGTGCCCTTATCAAAACATAGGTTTGAAGTCCCCCGGCACCTGTATCCGATGATGGGGATCATGGATACTGTACTTACGCCCCACACAACGAAATAATAATAAACAACAACGAAACAACTACAATAATAAACGAAACAACAACAGCAGCAACAAACAACAGCGAAAGACAACACTCTCTCCGGTACTTGAACAGAAAATCGGTGGAGTATCTATTAAGCATCGCGAGTATATTACTAGCATCAGCAAGTATAGTGTTAGCGGTGTGGAGGTCGATACTTCATACGTGATGATTCACTTAAATCCGGGAGATTCAGGAACTTTTCCCTGGTTAAGCGGTATGGCACAGAACTACGAGCATTACAGATTCAAAGCGATTAGAATAGTGTATGACTCATGTGCAACCGTATTAACCAATGGGCGCATTGTGATATCACCAGATTTTGACGCTGGTAACTCTCTATTGACTGAGAACCTCGCATCAACGACGCAATTAATCTCTCGACCAGGAGCGAAACATGAGACTGTCTCTAAGTCATTCTCCATTCCGTTCCAGTGGCAAGGATTACGTGAATTGCGCAACGTGCGAGCAAAACACGCGATCTCAGCAGCGTTACCAGAGTTAAGGCAACAAGACGCAGGACGGTTCTACATCCTAGTCGAAGGCGTGATAACTGATGAAATTCTAGGCGATCTATGGATCGATTATGAATTCGAATTAATCACCCCATCCATGCGACCCAAACCCGGTAAATACTATGAGCACGGGCAGGTTACCGCTTCAGGATCCTCATCTGGCACCGTTTACGGTCCATTTGGAGACACAAGCACAACTTACACCAATGAACCACATTATCACAACACTCTTGGCATACAACACAAGCGATTGTTTGGAACCACCAGAGGAGCGTATAATGCGGCCCCTACCCGTTACAAGTTCGATGAAGACTTCACTGGTCAAATGTTAATCCACTCAGGCCCTAACTCAGGGACGGAACCGCAGGGTACGTATGACGTTAACCCTTCTGACCACAACATCCCGTCAGACACTCCTCTTGCCACAACGACACTCATTCAGGACGGCTATGATGCGCTAGCGGGCGCAATGGCCATATACAAAGTCGTGGCGAAGAGAGGTGACTTCCTTTATTTATTTTACGACACAGCAGCCACTTTTACTACCACTAATGTCAGGGTGGCATTTTCTGAACTAGCGACCAGCGCTTTAGCGTTGCTATAACTGTATCAATGGTTTGTATAACGAGAAGAAAAGGAGTATCCTCGGGTTGGTATCACGTTGATACGACCTAGAAACTCGTCCAATCAAACTACGTGTAGCCAGTAGCTACCACACCAATAACCAATCAGGCATGCAAGAGCAACTTACGTATTGCTTAACACCAGCAATCTCATTGGGGACTAGCGAGTCCAATGGTGGTGAATCCACAAATCCGAACATTTTAATTAATCTAGGTTACCAGAATAATCCGCTGGTAGGGTGCCCAGCAATGGGTAGTGACACA